CATCTTCCAGATCATCCTGGTACATCCTTTTGCACATCAGGAAATCTCCAAGTGCATAAATTGCAGCTTCAATATCATCCGGAATCTGATCCTGATACCACTGCAACAGAAGTCCGCACTTCATCCGCCACGGAACCGAGTCGTCTTCAACCAGCTCCGTAAAACGGATCCATTCACGGAAATCTGTCACGATCGGGTAGTACTCCCCGTTCACCTTGACTTCTTCCGGAAACTGCTCATATAAAATATTCATGCTCTGCTACCTTCCGGTATTGGAATATTTTCCCTTACCATACTGTTTCTGGTGGTTTCTTCTCTGCTGACGGTTTCCATTTGGCTGTGGCTGCGGATGCGGGAACTGCTGCGTTGTATTTTGATTTGGTACATACTTATCATATTTATCGTCCAGTTTCTTTGCTTCTGCTGTTTCAAAGTCTAACAATGATTCAGCCGCTTCGTTACACAGCTTGATGCTGTTCTTTCCGCAAAGGATCCTCTCCCCTGCTCCCTCGCCAAACAGGGTATCGAAGAACACATAAAAACACGCGCACTGCGCGCGGATGATATCACTCTGCTTTCCGGTTATGGGAACCTTTTTCCCTGCTTCAAACATTTCTGCTTTTGCTTCCTCTAACACATCTAAAAAATCCGCATCCGTGAAATCCACTTCTGCTTCAAAATCTCCAAATTTCCAAAGGCTCATTGGCTCACTCTCCTGTTATATTCTATGCTTCTGAAAAAGTACAAGTCTTCCACCCGTCTGTGGTGGTAGCTGTGCCTTTCACAATTTCTCCTGCTGCTTTAAAACTTCCTTTGTAGATCAGCGCGTCCGTTCCGTCACCTTCTGTGTCCGGAATCACACTCCACAATCTTTTACGCGCTGTACAAGTTGTTTCGGACGTCTTCTGGTCGAAGAGGTCAACTACTACAATGCTAACCTGTGCATCTGTTCCAACAATCTCATCATCTGTAATTGTTGCGATCTTTTCATGCACCGGATCATTCGTATATCTGTCCAGTTCGTAGTCGATGGCTGGTGAATAGCCTACTACATCCGATCTTTCTGATGCTTCGTCCACATACTGACGGCTGTACTCAATAGAGTTTTTGCCCTCTGACAGTGATGTAAAACCAGTCATTCTCGTATATGTTGTTCCTTTACCGTCAGCATCCATAAAAGCTACTTTCTTATGTCTGCCTACTAACATCTTTTCTGGGTCCATATAACTCCTCCTATCTGTAAATTACTCTGCATATCATCTGATACCGTCCGAGATCAGCTTCCGCGCTAAATAAATAGCCGGACTGCATCACTTCCACCCTAATAGCATTGTGACCGTCCAACTGAGGTACGATATCATTTAAGTTGTTCTGTTCCGTCCACTCTTCAAAGTCCTGATAAAAGCCACTATTGGCAATGCCTGTTCTTGCATCACCGTCATAGGCCTCCTTACTGGTAAGAGCAAACTGGAACTGTTTCAGACAGCTCCCATCCGTATATTTTTTATAGACAGGATCTGCTCCGATCGGATCAATGGAATACTCCATTCCGTCTCCGAGATAATCAATATTGATCTTCCTGTTATCGATTCCGGGATACGTTCTCACATATTCCCGGATGCTTTCGATAATCGGCTTTCTTTTATTCTCCGGCAATCTTTTCAGCTCCTTTTTTAATCGCATCCTTATGGCTTGCTTTCATCCGCTCAAACCATTTCGCTTTTGTTTTATGCTCGTAATACTGCCGGCGGGCATACGGGGCAAGATATTCAATGGATCCGGAACCGATCACTGTACCAAGTGTCCCAGACTTAATCAGCATCCCGGTTCTTCTCGGTGTCAATGGATTCATGTAGCGTAGACACTCGGAATCCACAAATGCCTGCGCCCTTGAAAATCCCTCCGCTTTTTTCTGTGCGAATCCCGGAGCCCATTCCAGCCGTGCTGTGGTAGAACCATTCTTACCAGTCACTGTAAATACGCTGCCTCTCGGAGTTGTGATCCGGAATTCTTTCTTTCCTGCCATCTTACTCGCCTCCGATCCGCCAGTGCGGAGTCGTACCGAATCGATTATCAGACCAACTCGTCACCTTGCAGTGTTTCTGGAACACGGCTTTCAGATCTGCCGGTCTTTCAATCTCGATCTGGCACTCTCCCAGAACAATCTGATCATCATTCTGTATGGTCCAGTATCCATAACCGCCACAGCAGGCGAACTGATCCGACGGAAGATACTGCCCTGCTTCCGGAATATCCGCGGGAATCCGGATTTTGTAAACCTCCGCACTTTTCAGTCCGTTATCTGTAATTGCAGTCTTATGGTCTACATGAACGTGGACACCATGCAGGACGGTTCGGTTCCAGGTATCGTAATGTGTGGAATCACCGCTTATTCTGTTATAAACCGTAATGTCACTATTCGTAATCATCATCCACCGCCAAATCCATAAGCCCCGTATTTACCAGATATACTTCTGCAATCTTGTACAACATCGAATCTACTGATCGGCTTACATCAAACGATACTGAATACCCATCGTTGTTCTCGGATGTTATTCCATCTCGCTGATCATACTTGTATGCACAATCACACATCTCACAAAGTGCTGTCTTCGCCTGTACCGACCAAGCGCCTTCCTCCATTCGTTCAAACGTATATCTGTTCAACCTGGCGCTCATCTTCAATTCAATGGATTTCCAGTGGCTCTCTGGAATCAAAGAGCCACCAAAAGAATCCTTGTAATACTCATATGTTACATTCACTTGATCACATCCTACTCTGCTACAGTATGAACATAAATGCCATCCTTTTTGTTGTCTTTACATTCTGCAATTCCAACAGTTCTGTATCCGAATTTCCATCCATCTGCAGTCTGGTTCTGATCCGGAGAAATAACCTTAGATACAGTGTGTTTCTGGTACTGAATTGCAGCCTGTTTATCAACAATCAGGAAGTTCATTGCAACTGCACCGGTATCTTTTGTAAATCCTCCGGCACCGGAAGCATTCAGTTTTACCTTGTCGTAAAATCTTCCTGACGGAACCTTGATGATTCCTGCAAATCCTTCAATTGCTTTCTTGGATGCAGTTGTATCCAAGTCCTCAATCAGTCCATATACTGTCGGATTGATAAACAAATAGCATGTGCTAAGATTTGCCTCGGCATTCTCAATTTTTCCTCTTGCAGTTCTGAGCGCTGCTAAAGCTTCTTTTCCTGTTGCAAGAGCAGCCTTTACTGTTGTGACACCTGGAATCTGTGCATAAGATGCCAGTCTGTATGCATCAAGTTCCGGTACAACCTGGGTTCTTAAAAACTCCCCTGAAAGACGTCCGAATGCAATTCCGGCAGATTCAATGTTATCCATTGCATCCACATTAAACATACGGCCTCTGTCATAAGCGCATTTCTTTGTCTCATAATCCAGAGTCACGTCACCGGCTACATAACCAGTGCTTTTGCTGTAATCCGCAAGCCCCTGCATAGACAACTTCGGGATCAGGATCTCATTTGCGTTTGCTCCCTCTTTTACCAGCTCATTCGGTCCATCCAGAACAGCTGTTAATGATGATAATTTATACACCTCATCCAAAAGTGTTGAATACTGTTTTCTAAGTGCAATCGTATTTGCCATTCTTCCTTACCTCACTTCCTATTTTTCCGGCAGTCCCATAGCAGCTCGAAGTGCAGCAACATCATCCGCTCCCGGATCTGCACCGCCACCGCCGCTTGTACCGCCAACCGGATTATTGATTGGTTCATCTGCTCCGAACAAATATCCATCAGACTTCTTTACATCCTCAAGCGCCTTCTTGATATCATCGGACTGATTCTTTGATTCTTTCAGAGCATCAATATTCAGCATAGCGATAACTGCCTTTTCATTTCTTCCGCCAGCAGCCTGCACTGCTTCTTTAACAGAATCCATAAACACACGGTCGGCTTCTTTTGCTGCATATTCATCATCTTTCGCCTTCAGATCACCCTGAAGCTTTGTGATCTGTCCCTGCAGATCTTTCACATCCACGCCTTCAAATTCTTTCAGCCTGGTATTTACATCATCCAATGAAGCCTTGTAGTTGTCCCTCTGGGTAACTGTGTTATCGTACTCGCTTTTAGTACGATAATTTTCTTTCCAAGCCTTATCGAAATCTGCTTTCTTATCTGCTGGGACTTCCATTCCATACTCTTTCAAAATCTCATGAATATTTTTCATCGTTACATTCCTCCTGAAATATTTTATTGACCGCTCTTTCAGCGGTATGGGATATAGCCGGGTAGACCTCCGGCATGGTAGTTGTCCAGTTTAATGCCATATGACAGGGCATAAAAATAAGACGCTTACCCCTGCGTCTCAAAGGGAGATATCTGGATCACCGCCTTCCTACGGTTCGATTCGATCAATGTTATACTCAGCAGCACAAGTGTGCTCAATTCTACATCCTCTTGCATCTTGCCATCCTTTCGCAAAATATGCGATATCTGCACCTGCTAAAAGTTCCAGAGATTTTCCAAGGAACCACAGTGGCTTTGCATCTACCGGTGCTTCCTGAAAGAATGAATCAATCACTTCTACTGGCTCGCCAATCGCCTTCTCTGCACTCTCGATTGCTTTCTTACGCTCTGTCAGAATATCTTCATCAGACTTTCCTCTCATTGGCTGACTGATAAATAATTTTTTCATACCGTTTACCCTATCCTTTCTTAAAAATGAGTACAAAAATACTACCGACCATTTCGACTGGTGGTAGCTACTTTTCTTCGTATCTATATTTTCCATTGCATACTTCATTTTCATCCGCCCATAATTTTTCATCAGGGATGCCTTCTGGAAATGCTTTACAAACATAATGCTCCCAATTAAACCACTTACATGTCTCACATCTTGGGAATTCTGTTCTAAATCCTCCGCCAAGGAAGGATGTACTTTTCAATGAGTTTTCTTGCTTCATTCGGAATCACTTCTCCATTCCTATATCTCACAAATGCTTCAGCGAGACTTTCTCTTCCATCTCTCTTTTTGTCTGCATATTTTGAGATTCCTTTAATAAACTGACTCTTTATTTTAGCATTCAATTCCATATAATCTTCTGCCGTAATGCAATTTTGAAATGGCATTATATGCGCCATTTCATGAGCAATATAATCTTCAAAATTTCTTCCTGCCATTACGCCCTTATTATAACGCGACCGCATTTGCATTTCAATATTTTCAAAATTTCTTCTACGATTAATCACCATACTATGCCTCAGCATTCCTTCATCATCTAAATACGCTCCCGTGACAAAAATATCTCCTTTTTCGAGTGCTTCGCTCTCAATTAAATCAAGATATATAATGTATTCTGAATCAAGCTTCTTTAGTGCCTCATTGATTTTCGATTCAATTTCTTTACTTAATCTCGCTTCCTTGGAAACTGTACCCGGAATAGAAATTCTCATCTTTTGATCATACTGGCTCGGTGCAATTTTCCCGCGCCCATCAATGTAAATCCTCTCTCTTTCTTCCTTAAGTCCCATCTTACGAGAAAATACCGCATATTCGTTAAGCTGCCCCTGATATTTGGCTTTTTGAAGCATAACCTCCTGCCGATCAGCACCGCTGTCCTGAAGCATCTGTACCTTTTCACGTTGCGCCCGCATTGCCGTTTCCATTTGGCGTTGTCTCTGCTTTGCCTCATACAGGGTGTACTCTTTGCCCTGGAACTCTTTTGGCTTGCTTTCCTTCCGGTTCTGTTCTTCGAGCCAGTCATCCGACCAGTTGCGTTCCGATATTCCCGGAAAGAACGGATAGTATGTGTGGTAGCAGTTAGCTCCCAGAAGTCCGGTCACGGTACCAAGTCCACAGACCGAATACAGCTGCTCCTTTGTCCAGACACGTCCTTGCCATACCGAATGCGCAGGTCGTGCTCCGGCATGCCATTCAACCTCGAAATACTCTGTTCCAAGCTTCTTGGCATTGTAGTCTGCTATTTCTCTGGTAAGATTCGCCACACCAGTCATCACAGCTCTTCTGGCAGCCACTTCTACCCGGCTTGCATATCCGGATCCATACTCAATCTTCCGAAGCCCACTGTTTGTCAGCTGCGTAACCACCCGGCGTAATACACTGCCATAGTCAAATGCTCCAGTCACAACGTCAAAGCAGGCATTGTCCAGA